GGCCTATCACTTCACAGTTATCAAAGCCCAGAAGCCACTCATTGAAGTCAAATAAACTGAAGCCATGAAACTCAAAGAACTCTTCAGTGCCTACAATGTGAGCAACGATACACCATACCCTATCAGGATTTAGACCGTTAGCCTCTATGTCAAATACTATTTTCATTAAAACTCCGTCTCATTACCTACTGGACAACTGGTTTCTATCATTCTACCAGACTCCTTATCATAATACAGGTAACAGGCCGGCCCTGTCAAGCCCACGAACCTATTTTTTAACACTCTCACACAGGTTGTGTTACGTGTCTCAGGGTCTGCGTGTTGCTGATCTCGCTCTAAACCAATAACTATGTCGCTAAGTTGCGCGATTGCCGCTGAACCTCTGAGTTCTCCCAAGCTGATCTTACCGCCATCTTCATGTGCCTTTGAGCCGCTAGGTCTACGCAAGTGTGATACTAGGAATAGCCCTACACCTGTCTCTTGTACTAGCTTACGCAAATTGGTCATAATGCTGTCGATAGCTTTACGCTCGTCACCGTTGTCCTGATCGCTGACCACGATGCTGAGGTGATCTAGAATTATCCACTTGCAGTCCAAGCCTTTAGCCATGTAACGTATGCGGCCTAATAGGTTGTCCTCGCTCGTAGAACCCCAATGGTCAAACATATAGATACGTCCTGAGCCTAACGTCCTGTCCCAATAACCCTTCTTCTCTTCCTGTGATACCGTCTTGTCAAGGTGAAGCTGCTTGTTAGCCTCTATGGACATGATGCCTAAAGCTGTCTTGGGGATGTCCTCCTCTAACGCTAGGATACCTATGTTGTCCTCAGTAGCTCCAAGCAAGTAATGCTCAAGCTCCCTGACTATCTGTGACTTACCCATGCCTGAGCCTGACGTAATGGTGACTAGCTCCTTAGGTCTAAAGCCGTGGGTATATTCATTAAGACAAGCCCACGGATAGTCGATTGACTTCACGTTGGACTGCTTAATAATCATGTCCCATGTCTCATTACCTGCCACGATACCGTCAGGCTGATAGGTCTTAGCGTTCCACCACTCCTTAACAAAGTCCTGCACCTTACGAGCCTTGAGCATGTCCCCTGCATCCTTCATGGGCAGTGTGACATTCTTAGCCTTATTGGGGGTGAACAAGTCCAGTACTGACCTTGCGGACTCTTGCCCTGCCTTATCATTATCAAAGCATATAATCACATTGTCGAACGTCTCAAGCCACTCAAGATTAGCCTTGATGTCTTTAGCCGCACTAGCCGCACCTGACCTAATGGATACTACAGGCCACTTACCGTCAAACATCTCATTAACCGCTAGTGCGTCTGCCTCTCCTTCTACTACTGTTATGTACTTGCCGCCTGACTTGAATGCTTGTTGACCAAAGAGTCCTGCATTGTCAAAGGAGCCTGTCGCATAAAATTGTTTGTTCTCTACTATACGTACCTTAGTCCCTGTAGCCACGCCTGTATCTTTATCGTGGTATGGGTAGTGGTGCTTGGTAATTGTCCCATCAGTACCGTACTCAACTGTGACACCATACCGCTTGGCTGTCTCTTGGTTGATTCTACGATCAGGGATTGCCGCTATTACACCTGTCATCTCTAATATCCTTGTAGGCTTGTTGTTACTTGCTAATTGACTGATCTGTCCGTTGCCATGTTCATAGTGACCACAACCACCCGAAAAACAGGTGGCGTGGCCGTCTGAATAACGAGCCAGATTGTCGGATGAACCACACGATGGGCATGGCTCATGTCTAACAAAGGTTGACTCAACTGACATTAAAACTCCTCACCATCATCTTGCTCTGCTACTTCCAACACCTTGATCTTGTTAAGGTAGGTGCTAGTACCGTGTACTGGATGCGGTGCGCCTGATTCTGCCCACAGTAACCGTACCTTAGAGCCACGACCAATCCGACCAGTAAAGGGCATACCCTCTTTGTCATAGACAGGTACGTCATACTTGGTGCTGAACTTCCGTTGTTTGACTCCTTCATACTCTCGCATCTTAACGCCTAAGCCTGATAGACTACTAGCGGTGTCCTCATCCACGCTAATAACGACTGAGTATTTACCTGTAGATTGACCCTGATACATTTCGTGGGTGTCTAGGTTCTCAAATGCTAATGTGCCTTCTACTACTGCCATAGTTACTTCCTCGCTTGTTATGATACTTAAGTATCGTTTAGTTAAACTTTAATTATAATCTTTAAAATATTCCTTTGCTTCTTAAGTATATTATACTGCTAATTGATTGACCTGTCAAGCACCAATTCATCTAATTTTATTTCAGTGCTTGAATCATTCCACGCATCTTGCATTGCATCCATTGAATACCTAGCACAAACATTACATAGGTCTAGATGATGTCCGGTGTTGTGGTCAATACGTTTAAGCTCGTATTCGTTCATAATAGTGTCACATGCTTTGCATCTACTCATTTAAACACCTCCTTATACTTCTTTGTCATATTCTCGTATGAATTATTATAGTACTCGTCCGTCATTTGCTTGGTTACTCTAGCCATTAGCTCAGAGAGGGGCATACAGTATACTTGATACTCTATAAGCTCATTGACCATGTTCTGAGCCTCTGGCTCTATCCACTCGCTAGGCTCATACTCGTAGCCTATTAGTTCCTCCTTAATCTTGCTCATATACTTGTCCAAAGGTGATTAATATGAAAGGTAAGTATAGCATTAAGCCCATGAAAGGTAAAGCCCCTACCTCTTCCGTCTGTTTGTCCACTGTCCACACTGCGCGACTGTCTGCAATCTCTAAGAATACTCCGCAACCATTGATAAGCTCTATGGTTAAATGTCTATTAAATATCATCATACGCTTGTCTCCATTAATCCTGCTTTAGCTTTGAGGGACGCTATTGCCGCATCTATCTCCCATTTTTGCATTGGCTCATATTCGTAAGCATCGGGCAACTCTTGAGTGTCGTGTAGGTCGTCACCATGTAGCCAATCTCTTGCATCGTCATTCCAGTTATTCATAAGTCACCTCCAAGCACTACAACTGCCATTGTGTACAATATAAGGGCTATTACAGCCGTTCCAACGCTTAAGAGTCCCCATCCTACCACATCGACTATAAACGTCTTACGTGCGTCTCTGTGGGCTTCTCGCTTGTTCATCAATATCTTTGCTTTATTCATCACGCCACCTCCTCATTTTCTGCGCCATCTTCTAAACAACATCCGTCCCAATCGTCGCCCCTATCCCATAGATTGGCTATTTCAAACTGTTCATCTTCAGTAGCGCAATCTGGGTCATCTTGCCAATGCTCTCTGTTATTATCTAATGTTAAATCTTGCATTGAACACGACTTCAAGTATTTCAATGTGGCCTCTTCAGGATCGCCGCCGTCCGTTACCCGTATCAGTATCTTATGCCTGTACTGGACACGAACAAATACTTCAGCGCAGTAGTACTCATCTTTCCAATCGTCGTTGGTATTCACCATTATTTCCTCTTGTTATGTTTTTCTTGGATAATTTTCTCTGACTCCCAGATTGCATAGAGTCCAGAAGCTATTAATAGTATACTCATTACTGCCATGATTCAACCTCCCACCGCTATTATATCATTAAATTCTAGCACGTTAGCACTAGTCACAAAGAACGAATCAGACCGTAGATTGTCGCTTGCCCGTTCCTTTTTGTTGCTACCTTTGCGCGTCAATGTACCGACCACGTTATTATCTAGGTGGCGCAAGTCTGTAGTGTCGAATGATTTAAGACTATGGTTAATCTGTAGCCCATCATCCGCTAAACCTTTGGTATTGTATGCCATAGCTATGCGATACTTTGCGCCCACTGCTTTGCGTAACGCCGCTTTGCTTTGAGTGCTGAACATACTACCGCTAAACGTGAGATCAAAGTTTGGCAGTGTGTTCTTGCGTACACGACTCAAAATCTTACTATAGTCATAAAACATAGAGTCGGGGCGCTGTACCATGATAGCCGTAAAATCTATATCGCTTGTGCCGTTCAGCCTAAACAGCGCGGGTATGCCAGTTTTTAACGCTTTGCGTTCCGCTTTGTCTATTTCAGATAGCATAGCACTCTCAAACATAGCAGGACGTAATAACATTAATACGGTGCGTTTGGTGGCCGCATTTTGTCCGACACTCATACCCAATTGACCGCTAGAAATCAGGCATGGGGATTTGCATCCTGCTAAATCAGCAAAACTGCATAGTGTTTCCGTGGCTACTTTGTCCGCAGGTTGAAGATACATTACATACGTATCATATTTATCAGCACCTTTTTCTACCTTTAGACTGCTACCGAAGAAGCGCATAGGTTTATTGAGATAGTCTAAGTTATCAATACACCATTGTTTGGCCGTTGAATTGATCAACGTGGTTGCTTGTATCTCTGTTAATGTAATCATATCTATATACCTATTGTTTATAGTTGGTTTATTAATGCCTAACAGTGTACCCGATAGGCATAGACAAAGCTACTGTGTTTTCTTATTGAGGTAAGGCGTAATAAGCCGCGTTGTAAGCTGACCTACTCTCTACCCAGTCTGCATATCTATTACACAACACAGCGTCTAGGGCATCTACTGCTTTTGGGTCTGATCCTTTATA